TTTGAGTTCTCACTCATTTCTGTCACTGACAGATTTATTGTTTTTTCATTGTTCAGTACTACAACCTTAGTTGTAGTGCCCTGCACATTGGTTCGTCTTGTTCAGTTTTCAAAGGTCTTTGTCACTTACTTCTCTCAAGTGACAACTATATTAGTATATCACAGCCGCTTTCGCTTGTCAACACTTTTTTGAAACTTTTTTAATCTTTTTTCATCAAGTGTGCCATCCGCAACATACCATAGTCCGTACGGGATTCGAACCCGTGTTACCGCCGTGAAAAGGCGGTGTCTTAACCCCTTGACCAACGGACCAGAGTTGTTATTTTCAACTCTTACTATTATACAGACTTTTTCTGACTTGTCAACTACTTTTTTGAACTTTTCTAATTAATTTTACAACAGCTTCCGTTCGAGCTGTATGTGGGAACATATCGACCGACTGGATATAATGAAGATCATAGACTTCTACTAAGCGTACTAAATCACGAGCCAAGGTCGAAACATTGCAAGAAATATAGACCATCTTTTCTGGTACATAGGTAAGAATAGTATCTAATAACTTATCGTCCAGACCTGTACGTGGTGGATCCACAATCAGAGCATCTGCTCGGTAGCCTTCCTTATACCAGCGAGGAATAATCTCTTCTGCCGTTCCAGCTTCATAATGAGTATTGTCAAATCCCATTCTTTTAGCATTTCGCTTGGCATCTTCAATAGCTTCTGGAATAATATCCATACCTCTGAGTGTTTTAACTTTCTTTGCGAAGGCAAATCCAATCGTTCCAACTCCACAATAAGCATCAATCAAATGGTCTTCTTTATTTACATCCAAGGCTTTTACCGCCTCATTATAAAGAACTTCTGTTTGTTCAGGATTTAGTTGATAGAAAGCTCGAGGAGATAGTGAAAATTCATAATTGAGTACACCTTCTTGAATACTCTCTTCTCCCCATATAATCTCTGTCTTTTCACCATAAATCTCACTGGTTTTAGCTGTATTTGTATTAACAGCTACTGTCACAACCTCTGGAAAATCTTTAATTAAATCTTTTACCAGCAGGGTTAAATTAAGCTGGCGGTTTGTAACAACAATAATCTGAACCTGTCCAGTCTTTCTTGCTCGTCGGACCATTATAGTTCTAACACCTAGAACTTTTCTCTCATCCGTGATTGGAATCTGGTGATAAGTAAGCAATTCTGCTAGACGATTAGCAATCACTTGGGTTTCCTTGTCTTGTACCAGGCAGTCTTTCAACTCTACTAAATAGTGAGAGTTTTGTGCATATAAGCCCGCCTTAACCTGATTCTTAAATTTTCGAGTCTGAAATTGTAACTTAGCACGGTAATATTTTGGTTCCTGCATTCCAATAGTTGGGCGGATTTCATAGTTTTCATATCCTACAGGAGCAAATTTTTTCAGCGCTTGATGAAGTAAGTCCGTCTTGAACTCTAGCTGCTTATCATAATGCAGGTGCATGATTTGGCAGCCTCCGCACTCATTATAAATAGTACAAGCTGGCACAACTCGAAATTTAGACTTCTTATTAACCTTTAGTAATTTTGCTTCAACAAAGTTACGTTTAATAGAAGTAATCTGACAATAGATATCTTCACCTTTGAGAGCACCAGGCACAAAGACTAATGTTTTTTGATAAAAGCCGATTCCCTCACCATTAATTCCCATGCGCTTGATTTTTAATGGTATTTTTTGTTTCACTTTCAGATTCATACCCCTATCTTATCACATTTTGAGTTATTCCGCTACCGCTTGATTTTTATATTTCATTAGTAAGTAAAGGCCTTGATATTCGTGATTTTCTTTAAAATCATATTTCCTTATATTTTCTTTAAATTCTTTAAAAGTTCCTAAAAATGTTCACAAAAAAAGCTCCATAAAGGAGCCACTATACTATATGATGAGTTCAGCAGGCAAGAAACTAGCACGGTCAAACGTGCTTTTTTTATTACCTAGCATTCCTAGGAAATACTCTTAGTTATTTGAATACAATGAATTAGTACGAATTGGATAAAGTTTTACTGTTCTTTATTATTTGAGTTAGTCCCAAAAAGATACCCGGTCAGTGAAAAAATGAGTAATTTAATAATTTCTATGAAACTCTCTCCAACAGGGCTAATCCCACCGTTGTTTCTATAAGTTTCAACCACGTAAACAATTACAAGCAAAGTAACACACCAGCCAAGTAAATTGTGCCCCTTTATCGTGTTAAATACCTCTTTTGTAACTAAATTAGGTTTCACATTATTTGCATTATCAGTAGGAAATTGGCTATTAGTATTTTTAGGGACATCTTCTTCAATGGGAATATTGTTCATTTTTTCTTTCTTAGACGGCAATCTGATACTCCTCTTCTTCATGTATCTCTTGGTCGTTTAAATAAACATCTCCACGCTTGTCTGCTTTTGACCATGCTGTTCCAGGCTGATGTGTAAGTTGCGATAGATACACACCGTCTAGCTGTTTATATTTCTCCCATACTAATTCAAAAGCTCGATCGAAACGAGGATTATTATTGAATCGGACCGTATTATAAGAACCATCTTCATTAAGATAAAATTCAGTTATTCTATTAGATCTGAATTTTTTAAAAGCTTGATAAACAGATGAGATAACTGGACCATATTGCCATACTTCAAATCTATTCTCAAACAATTTCAATCCGTTTTCTTGTAGATATACCTTATATAAGATATATATTAATTTTTGTAATTTCATTGGAGAAATATCAATTTTTTCTTTTTTTGCTCTATCTAAGAATGTATTTGCCACATCTAAAGCAGTAATCATATTTATCCCTCCCTTACTTACAAAATGTTTTTATATACTCATTATAACACAATTATTAATAGATAACACGTATTTTTTAAGTTCCTTTTATAACACCATAAAAGCCCCTAGATTCGTTTCTAAGGGTTTCTAGTTGATTCATGGAGTTTTATATGATGAAGCCCTAAACTGGGGCGTCCTAGACTGCAGTTATTCAGCTGATGGCTACTTATATGCTTCTAATTCTCCGTTCTGGTGGATTCTCGCAAAGTTTAAGACAGCTATCTGTTTGTATCGGTGGTAGCTAGTGGATTTTGTCCCAGCAATTTCTAAACATTCACTTACTGTTTTCTTCCTCATGTAACAATAATGGATAATAAAGTATTTTCTGGCTCACTTGTTCTCTATCTTATTGATATCATGGACAAATGTTTCTAGACTCTCTCTGATTGCCTTTTCATGCTTACTAGTCAAATTCCACTGATCAGGTAAGACAAGTTTCCAAGCCTCTTCATCTATTGTAACTTGGTTTTCACTTCCTGCCATCCTCTGGAATCTCAGAAAGTAGGTCATCCGCTTTCTATTGTAAACTACAAGGGTAGGAGCTTAATTTCTTCCCCTAAATTTCTTCATTTTTCAAAACTAATCTTTTTCTGATAAATTGGAAGGTTTTTATCCCCTTTTTGTTTATAGGCCTCCGACTTGGAAAAAGTTCCCTTCACCGGTTCCCAAAGTATTCAAAAAATTTTTTTCAACGTGGGGGGAGTCAATATCCTTTCAGTTCTATAAATCTTTTAGCGATTACTTTTCTTCGACTATTTATATAACGAGTACTTTTATTTAGTTTCTCTGCCACGTCTTCCCAAGTCACACCAGCTTCTAAAAATCTCATTTTAAAGATGACTAGATCAGTATCAATCAGATTCTCCATCAAGGTATCTACAATTAATTTAAAACCTTCCAGATATCTTAAGGTTAAATCTTCTTCAATTCTAATTATAGTATCTTCAGTAGGACTTGAAACTTTCTTGCCCTGAGATCTAATATACGTTTCATTCCCATGTTTCTTGTTATGTATCAACTCTTGTCTTCTCAAGTAAATTTTATTAGCAATCGTTCTATATCGCCCTAACTCGATATCTATCCCGTCCAGGTCTCTGTTACTCAGTTCATACATAGTCAAGTACCTCCACTTCAATTTTAAAATTTTCTTATCTTGCATTCTGTCAAACTGACAAAAGCTTAAAAGCCTTTCAACACTCCACTTACCAGGTATCATTGTTTTAAGTTTGACAACTCTTCAATATGACAATTTAAAGAAGTATCCCTCTAATTTATTCCCCAGTTTCTCTTATCTTACATTCTGTGAAACTCACTCCATTCTATAACTTACTGATATATATGGCTTCCAAGCCTATACTCTATTTTAGTTTATGCTTTCTTCATTTTGTGAAACTAATTTACTGAAATTAAAAACAAGGCCACTTTTGATATAACTATCAATTTCTTGATATTCAAATCAGCCTTGTTTCTGATGAATTACTCTTTACCTAGATATTCTTTAATCTCACGATATTCCTTAGAAAAATTCATATGCCCACTGACATCAGGATTTAAGAACGGAAGGATACTTGTTGGATTTACTTCTGTCCGATATACTGCAAGAGAATGCTCCTGAGTTATTTCTCCAACTACTCCTTTATGTATTTCTTCTACATCTTTCTTTAGTGATTGAATTTCATCGTAGGCATCTAAAATTATTCTAAGTTTCTTCTGGTAACGTTTATAGATTTTCTTTTCTTCAGCTCTTCGTTTAGTCTCTTTAAAGATATATTCAAATATCGCTGCCTTTGCCTCCCAGAAATTAGTATCATACTCTTTCTCTAAAAGATCGATTGATTCACTCATTTTAGCAATTTGTTCTAAAGAAGTAGCATTATCCTCAAGAAAAGAATCAATATTATCAAATGAAATCTTCTTCTCTCCAGTAATTGTTTTTCTTTTTTCTTCCAACTTTGTTCTTGCTTTTGCAATCTTATCTTTTTTATCATCAAGATTTTCTAATGTTGATAATACTTCTCTAATATCCATCCCCTATCTCCTAATTCCATTTTATAAAGAAAGCGCAATCCGTTTCAATTTTCTTCACAACGAAACGAGTATAAAGCATTAAACTCATTCCATAAATAACGGATTCACTTACCCAACGTAAGCTATTTTTATTTCTTTCAAATAAAGTAGCGAAATTGTACAAATCCCCAACGAAAGCAACTTTATCGCCTTTTACTCCTAGTACTTCATCAGATACAACAATAACATCATCAACGTATAAGTTTTCTGAGTATTGTTCCTTCTTGTTAATTTTTAAAATATAATTTCCATCGCTAGATTTCTCTTTATCTAAAAACTTAAATAGTGACTGACTTAATACAAGAGTATTATGACGTTCAGGATTCAAATCGTTTATGGTGTCTTTCAATTCGTCAAAATTAGAAACATTTTTTTCAGGTGCTTCTTTTAGAATTTTTCCAATTTCAATATTACGAGTTTTACGACAAAGACGGGTAATTTTGTTACTTAAGAAGTCTGATATATTATATTCTCCATCATCAACTTGTTCAGACGATAAGGCAATACGGCCTGAAAATGTCTTGTGTTCAAACTTGGTTCTAATCTGTTTTTTTCTAAGTTCTACACTTTTACTATCTCTAAACTCTTCTGATTCAAGTTCTGATAGATGTTCATCGTCAAAACCTACAGTTTCATATGTTCCACCAGTACCCGTGTGCTCAATCACATTAACAAGATCCACTAATTCTTTTCCTTCTTCAGGAACGTCATAGATACTTGTTATATCTTGTGATAATATTAAACCTGTTTTTGATTTTTCATCATCAATACTCATTCCTCTACTTCTTACATACTTTTCTACCAAACTAAATTTTTTAGCCATTTTATACTCCTTTATCTCTTTATTGCTCCTCGTTGTTTATAATTTTTTCTAAAGTTCTTAGCTCTTAGCTTTTCTTTTAGAACTCTACGAGCTTTTAAAATCATTTTTTCTAACTGTTGATTTTGTGTTTTCATCAGCATATTTTTCTAGTATTTCATGGTTCCCACTTTCTAAACTGCTATCTTCATTTTTACATTTTGAAAATATTTTCTGTCTTTTTTCTGGATCAATAGAAAACTTACTAGCTACCACATACCCTAATGAAGTATCTACCGTCATCTTCTTCACCTCCTTTCTTCTCAAGCAAAAAGGGACATACCACTAGCATCATATGCTTACGGTATGCCCCTGAGTTGTTCTCAATAGACTTATTTTTTAGTTTCTTTTTTGACTAGATGAGTAAATTTCCCATCTGAGTAGACTAAAGTTATCTCTCCAAATCTTGGAACTTTTTCTATCTCTATTATACCACATTTTTCGTAGACAATAAAGCCTTTTTCTGTTGAAAATTTCATTTCATCCATATCTATTAACCTTTCTCTCCTCTCACTGTGTTAATCGTATATCGCTTATCTTTGATCGTAAAAGCCTTGAAAGTGTTCCCTTCTAAACCTTTCAAAATTCTACTTGAGTTTCTAGCGTTGTAAACAGTTCGCAGTTCACTGCTATCTAGATTCGTGTTGAAAATCGTAGTTTCTCGATTATTTATAATATCAAACAAGAAATCCTGTTCCCAGTCACTCTTAGGAGTGATTGTTCCATTTTTTGCTCCAAGGTCATCAATGATTAGAAAATCAACGTCAACCAGCTTTTTAACCGCCTCATACTCTGTTAAGTTTGCATTTCTTCCATAAGCCCAACCTTCTTTTATCTGCTTGATAATCTCGGTTAAGCTGACAAACAATACGCTCTTAGGCTCGTTCTTCTCTCTGAAACTCTCATTGATTTCTTTGGCCAGGGCAAGCGATAAGTGACTTTTTCCTATTCCTGTGCTACCGCTGATTAAAGTATTTCCCGTCATACCTGCAAGGTACTTCTGGGCTTGTCCTTTTACAAACTCTAACATCTGACATTCCTCTGTAGTCTTAACAAAGAAATTATCAAATGTCGCTCCCTTTAACTCTTTAGGAATTGTACTATCACGCATTAAGACATCATAAGTTTTAAAATACGTTTGTCTATCATCAAACCTCTGTAATAGGTCTTTCTCTTTTTGTTTAATATCCCCCTTCACACACTCCGGGCAAAATGGTTGTATTTTTCTTTCTGAACTCCCTACTACAGGTATAGAAATTTCCCAGTAATTTACCTGATGAATATCACAAACTTTATCTGATATTTTTCTGTTATTAAATTCTTTAAATTGTTCCTTCATCCTTGCAACTCCTAAAATGGTAGGTCTGGGAAGTTATCTTCAGACTTCCCTCTTATTGTTTTAGGCTTTTGATTCAAATAACCGTCAAACTTAGAACCGAAAAGTGTTTCAGGTCTCAGATATTTAGAAAATTCAGGACTATCCTTCCATTCTGCCGTTTTAATATCTATCACCTGTTTAAAATCTTTAAGTGTATAGCCTTCTTTGAATCGTGCTAGTAAAAGCCTTTTAGTCTTGTCAACAAATTTATATCTCTTGTTAGCTACTTGATTCAGATAAGCAATAGGAACCCAAAGTTCTTTATGTTTTGTTTTCTCTAAATCTTTTATAGCTGTTTCTTCAAGCCAAGTAGGAAAAGTGAAGTCGGGATTTCCCGACAATATATTATCTAAATATAAATTATTACTCTGACTATTAACTCTATTCTCTTTCTCTATCTCTGTTGGACATGAGTTGGAAAAAGTCTCTTTACTTTGGACATTCTCCAATTTTGGTATATCTTGACTATTTTTTCTTTGGTCTCGCTTGTATTTTGCCCAGTTTGTTTCACTCTCAACCATGGCTTTTGCTTGCGATAATGTAGCATGGCCATCATCGTCTATCTGAATCAGCCCGCATTTTGTAAAATATGCAACCGTCATATTGATATCATCTTCAGAAACATCTAGTTTTAAAGCTAATTCCTGTACCAAACTATCAAAATAGCCTTCATAGTATAAAATACAGTCATCTTCTAAACTTTCCAACATAAGACGGATATAAATCACTGTCATAGTGTAGCCACCAGGCATATTTTTAAGTCGCTTAATAAAAAGGTTATCAAAAAACTTCTTATCAACTTTTAACCAAAAATATATTTTAGTCTTTGCCATCATCTACCCCCAGGAACTTCAAAATATCCGTAACTTTGTAATAGACTTTTCTAGTATCTTCTAGTGGTGGTTGGTAGCGTCTTAGTCCTGCACCTTCCCACTTTTGCAAGGTTTTGTATTTTATATCTAACTCGTCCATAGCTTCTTGTGCTGATATTAAACCAGTTAGTCGTGGTTTAGGTTTTTCTCGGACTGCTAGATAGTTTTCTACTACTGTGCTTATTCTATTGGTTAAATCGTGTTCGCTTTCTTTACTCAAACTAAACATATCCTTCCACTCCTTTCAGTGTTAAATTCATTCTATTCCTCATTTTCTAGGCTGGTTTATGGGTTCGGAAGGTTATTTGGTCACTTAATGCCCTAAATAACATATCTTCCTGATCATTTAAAATCATCTCAATAGTTTTACAAACTTTATGTCTTAAGTTTGTATCCGAAAGTTGATTATCTAATACTCCGAAAAGTGCTGATAGATTTTCTATGTTCTCTATACGCTTAACTATAAAGGCCTCTATTGTTAAGCCTTGCTCATCTAATTTCTCTTTAGTATATAAATGTACTCTATAAGTCATTTGATATCTCCTTGTTTATTAACACCTGCAAGCTGGATATATCGCCCATAATCAGGGTTTAAATCCTCGCTAGGTGTTTCTATCGTCTGTGTACTCTCTCGCTCGATTTGGGCGCTTTTTTTGCGGTCTCGGTGGTTTAGGTAAAGCAGTAAGGCAATCAATACCACCATACAGATTACCGACTGTGTATTGGTCAAATCTAATTCATTCATCTTATGCCCTCGCTTTGTAATTCTTGATATATAACTGTTGGGCTTGATGTTCCATCTTTTGGAAAGCTTCAACTTCCTTGATAGATACTTTGTTATCTAAAAAATCAATAATAAACTGTAATAGATTTGGATTGTTAACCTTTAAATCAGCCATAAAATCATCAATTTCTACTTGAGTCATTTTCATTACATCTGGAATTTTCATCTGACTTGTACCCCAATTCTTCAAAATTCTCACAATTAAGGAGATAAACTGCAATCCCGTCCAACTCTCTATAGAGTTGTTCCATCTGGTCACGAATAACGCCTAACCCCTCTGTCATCTGTACAGATAAGATATCAGTATCTACTCCGTTATTTTTCACTATTATCAGCGAATTGCTCAACTGTCTAACTAATTCAATTCTGGGAAGCACATCTCCAAGTCTGCCCCCTTGCTCTTGAATTTTCTTTATGTTTAATGTCATATTGTTTTCCTGTGCCTTTTTCCTGCTTTTTCCTATACCAGATTACCACCACTCCAAACGCTGGACATTTGCCCCAAGTTGACGGACGCTTGTAGTGATGTTTCGTGGGTTCTTACCCACATTCTTATTAAACAAGTGCTCAGAGTCGCCGTGTCAGCACTTGATTTTCAAAACCTTTTCTAATCGCTTGCCTGCTCTTCGGTTTTTTTATGTATTTGATAAAATAGCTGTTTTCTGCTATAATCGGAGCATAGAAAAAAATTCTATATCCTTAATCTTGTCGCTTGCTCACCTCGTCTAAAATTTGAGCAAGTGATTTTTTTATTTTCTTTTTGCATGATTACTACCTGACTTTGGTTTATAAAGCAAGTCTTTACTTTCGATAAGATCCAGAATCCAGCTGAATCCCTGCTCTACTGTCTCAAGAAATGCGCCCAAGTCTTCACTATCCAAAGACTCATAGTTCATACAAAGATACTCTGCTAGTTGTCTGTCTTTCTCAACTAGCTTTTTAAAATCCTTGGAATACTTGGGAATCTCTAACCCTTTGGTATTTGTAACTGTCTTAAATTCATTTTCCATTTTCTATACTCCTATACTTTAAAAATTAGTTCTTTAATTTCTGAATACCCCCTATTCAAGTTAATCATCGCTATTGCCATATCTTCCAATCGCTGATAGATTGTCAGTTCATCACTTGTTAAACTGTCAATACCGTTTTCACTTTCTCGCTCTTGCATGAGTTGGGCTTTGTTTTTCCCAGTCGCTCCCTTTAGCAGTAAGTTTGTAAGTGTACTATAGGCATGCTTGGGCGCTTTCTCCCATGATTTGATAGCTTCGGTTAAGGTCTTGCGCTTTGGCTTTTCCAGTTCTCTTTGAAGATAGCGTTTAGAAAGTTCATCACGCATTTCAAAGAATGCTTTGACTAGGTTCATTTTGAATTGCCGTACTGGTTCGGTATTCTTTAGATAAGTGATCAGCAAGGTAGCTTGTTGCTCATTCAGAAGATAGATTTTTTTCGGTTGCCCTCTCTTATCTAATTTATGGATTTTAAATCCAAGTATTCCCAACACTTCAAAATCAGCTTTATTGTCTCTGACTAAGCGTGTAATAGTATGGTGCTGTACTTCAGCACATTCAGCGATAATCTCGCTCGTAGTATACGGCTCTTTCTTGCCGTCCATGTAAACCAGTTCCATTGGTTCGCTCCTTTCTTCTTTTGTCAGTGCTTGCCACCTAAAACAGTACCAAGGTAAAGCATTAAAGTAGGGTAAAATCGGAGAATATGAACCCCTACAAACCCTTGATACTGCTATAGGTAACAAGCAAATTACACTAGCGAATATTTAGCTAGATCCGTTTATCATTCCCCAGTGGTAAAGCACCACATGAGAAACTTGTAAATGTATTGAAGTATTGCGATTTGTTCGCTCCTTTCTAATAATCTTCAGCAAGCCACTGCATGGCTTTTTGATAAATACTAGGCTTTACTTCGCCACCGTCTCGGATTTTGCGATAGGTAACTTGTGAAACCCCTATTTCTTCGCCTGCTTGCTTTGCAGTCAATTTCTTGTCTGCTTGCTTTCGGCGAATCGCTTTTGCTTGTGTTGAGGTAATAAGCAATGAAGTTCCTCCTTTCTTTTCTAACATTTTTGTTAGTTCTTCTGTATTCTACTAAATAAAATGTTAGTTGTCAAGAATTTCTAACATTTTTGTTAAAGATTTATTTTTTGTGTTATAATTATCTTGAGGTAATATACGATGAACAAATTACAAGAATTACGAAAGAGTAAAGGGGACACCCAAAAAACACTTGCTGAACTTCTTGGAGTATCAGAGATGACTATATCCCGTTGGGAAAAAGAAAAAGAATTAAAAATTAAATATGAATATACACAAAAATTAGCTGACTACTTCGGGGTAAGTGTTGGGTATTTGTTGGGGCATGAGGATTATAAAACTATTCAAAATGATGCACTTGGTAGCCATAGAAATATGGCAAAATTATTACATACTAACCCAGATTCTAAAAATATAATTTCAGTGTACGATGAGACTAATCGAAAAAACGGGAAGTGGATTTTATCTGTTTTTGTAAAAGCTGATAACCTTCCCATAATCGAACAAGATATTAAGGATCTTATTCTTAAAGAGTGGAAAAAAACTCACTCCGAAGATTATGACGAAAAAATATATGGGACTCTTTCTGATAATATTTCAAGAATTTACATAGCTCTTGGACAATTGCCAATACTTTTTAAAGATTTTTTTGGTTCTTTTCTATCCCTTCCAACATCTGATAAAAAAATCGTTATGCAACTAGTAAATAGTCTATACGAAAAAAATAGAGGTATAGGTATCATAGAAGAGCATCCTGATAAAAAATAATTTGAAAATTACTTAGAATTATCTGATAAAAAACTAAAAAAGAGTAACCCTCCATAGGATTTTTTAACACTGAATCAAGAAACCTTACAGAATTAGAAGATGTTATCAATGAACAAACTTCAAAAGGTTATCGCCTACATATCGCCAATGGTGGAAGCAAAGGAGTAAGTGGTGGAGACCGCATTCAGGCTACAATGGTTTTTGAGAAGTTCTATAAAAATCCACCATCTTTTATCAGAAAACATCAGCATATAGGAGGCTACTTATGAAAAAATTACTAAGCACATCAGCTATTTTACTTTCTGCTACCGTTCTAGTAGCTTGCTCTAACAATCAATCAACTACCAAAGATAGCTCGGAGCAACCAAAAACGGAGCAAAAAAATACTACTTCAACAAACACAAAAGCCAAAGTAGATAACAGTAAATACGATGATCTAATTTCTGAAATCAAATCAAAATTAGATCCTGAATCAACTGGCGCAATAAGCGTAAAAATTCAAAATAACGTAATCGATTCAGATTCATCCGAATCGCATGATACAATCATGATTTTGCTAACTGGAACGGCTAAAGATAGCGCAAAAGAGACTATGGCCGCAATCAATTCAAATTCTGCTACAACTAATCAGCAAAATGCAATTACCGTATTTCGGATGTCTATATCTGAGTTTGCTAAAAAATTACCAGACGACAATACTACTCTTTCCCTTGGGTATGAAAAATCTGCTGATCAATACGACTTAATCGCAAAATCTTCAAAACAAAAAGATTTTATCCCTGTTGGAGAACTCATCGTAAATTAAAAAACTCCCCCATATTCGCCAATAGCGGCCTTATTTCTAAGGTCTATTGTGCAAAAACAGGGGGAATTGAAGAATAGAAAGCCGATTTTACCCAACAAAACGAAGTAAAGAAAAATCAATTATTTTGAACAAAAGTGTTGACTAACATTTAAAATTATCATACAATGAAGGTACTTAAGAGAATAGCGCCCGATAATTCTCAGTGAAACGGGATAGCGAAAAAAGCGCCTTCTATGTATTTAGGAGGTGCCTTTTTTTGTCCAAACCATTCAAGACTATACAAGAACAAATAGAGTTATTACATAAACGGGGGCTTGTAATATCTGACTATTCCAAAACAAAAAAGTACCTACTAACAAATAACTACTACAGTATTATCAATGGTTACAGTAAATATTTTACTGATCAACACAACAATTATATACAAGGTGCTAATTTCTCGGAAATTACTTATACATACTTTTATGATAAGGAAATCAAATACACCTTCCTAAAAGCTATCTTAGAAGCTGAGAAACACATAAAATCTATATTAGCTTATGTTTTTTCCGAGGCTTACCCTACTACTCCTTATTTTTACTTAGATTACCAAAACTACGACTACAAGAAAAACAAGAGAACTGTCCCTTTTGTGATTCGTCAAATCGTAAAAATCATTGATAAACATAAATCAAGCCGAAAAAGCAATAGCATACAACACTATTTCAATAAACATGATGACGTCCCTTTCTGGGTAATCGTGGATTACTTGACTTTTGGAGATATACTCGCAATTTTAAAGAGTTTGCCACTCTCCCTACAAGATAGAATTGCAAAGAAGTCTTACAGTTTTATTAGTGAACACTGCACTATTAAGAAAACTTTTACTAGGGATATGCTAATTTCCTTTGTTGAAAACCTAGCAGAAACTAGAAATGTTTGCGCTCACGATAACCGCTTATATGGTTTCAAGTGTAGAAATAGCTTGAAATATTATCCTGATTTACACGACAAACACAATATAAAGAATACAGACGCAAAAAGTAGTCCTTATCATACCATGATTGCGTTACAATGTTTCCTAAGCGCTAATGAGTATGCCAAACTACATAATACGCTTCTATCACGATTTAAAGACTTCTCTAAACATTTGCATACACTCTCTATTGACTTCTTTTTAAACGAACTGGGATTTCCTCCTAATTGGCAACAATCAAATAAACTTGTTCATTAAACAAGCCCATATAAGCCCCATATCCGCCTTGTTTTCTATTCTGGTATGATTTACCGTCTAACTGCTTAAAATAGAAAAACAGGGGCATTCTCGTAGCTCCTCGCATGGTATAAACTCAAAACCTTTTCTAATTGCTTGCCTGCTGATGGAAAAGGAGTAAAACCATGAAGATTACAGAGTACAAAAAGAAAGATGGATCAGTAGTTTACCGTTCCAGTGTTTATCTTGGTATCGATACCGTAACAGGTAAGAAAGTCAAGACAACTATTTCAGACAGAACTAAGAACAGACTCAAAAGCAAGGCTATCCAAGCCAAGGTAGAGTTTGAAAAAAACGGCTCAACGGTTATAAAAACCGTCAATGTTAGCACCTATCAGGAATTGACGGAACTCTGGCTAGAAAATTATTGCCATACAGTCAAACATAGCACCCTTATAGGGGCAAAAAACAACATAAAAAAGTATCTCCTACCATCCTTTGGAGACTACAAACTAGATAAACTAACGGCCCCAATCATTCAGCACCAGGTAAACCAGTGGGCAATAGATTACAATCAACTAGGAAAAGGTTATCAGCAATATAACCAGCTTCATGCCTTAAATAAACGCATATTATCCTATGCCGTTTCCTTGCAAGTCATTGCTTCAAACCCAGCTAGTGATATCATCGTCCCACGGCGCAAACCCAAAGAAGGGCAAAAACTGAAATATCTGGATGACGACAATTTGAAAAAATTCTTAGATTATCTGGATCAGTTACCAAACACTTACAAAAATTTCTCCGATACGGTGTTATATAAGACGCTTCTAGCGACTGGTTTGCGTATTCGTGAATGTCTAGCCTTGAAATGGTCTGATATTGACCTACAAAACGGTAGCATTTCAGTTACCAAGACTTTGAACACCCTAAAAGAAATCACTAGCCCTAAAAGTAAAAGTAGTATCAGAGAAATAGCACTTGATACCAAAACGGTACTCATGCTACGGCTCTATAAAGCAAGACAATCCCAAATAGGTAGGGAGATAGGGATGACTTTTGAAAAAGTGTTCTCTGATACTTTTGACAACTATAGAGAAGCTGGAGCGCTCAGATTCAGATTAGAAAAGCATTTAAAACTGGCTGGTTGTCCTCGTTTGAGTTTCCACGCTTTCCGACACACTCACGCTAGTCTACTGCTCAATGCAGGACTGCCTTACAAAGAAATCCAAACACGGCTAGGCCATGCAAAACTTTCTATGACTATGGACATTTATAGCCACCTATCTAAAGACAATAAGAAAAAGGCAACTTCCTTTTATGAAAAAGCCATTGAAAATCTACAAAGTTCCTAAAAAGTTCTTAAAATTTATCATCAAGGGACAAAAAACGGCTATATCAAGGGGGTTCAGCTTTTTCTCACATTTTGAGTTATAATAGAACTATGAAAATCACAAAACTTGAAAAGAAAAAAAGACTCTATCTGATGGAGCTTGATAATGGCGACAAATGCTACATTACTGAAGATACTATTGTTCGTTTTATGTTATCAAGAGATAAGGTGATAAGTGAAGAAGAATTGAAAGAGATTCAGGACTTTGCCCAATTTTCTTACGGTAAGAATCTAGCCCTCTACCACCTATCCTTTAAAGCTCGCACTGAAAAAGAAGTTAGAGAATATCTGAAAAAATACGATATTGATGAAAACATCGTTTCTCAAGTCATTATTAATCTTAAAGAAGATAAGTGGATTAATGATGGCCAGTACGCTTATGCTATCATCAATGCCAATCAACTTTCAGGAGACAAGGGGCCTTATGTACTGACTCAGAAACTAACACAAAAAGGGATTTCAAAATCTACTATAGAAGAGAACTTGAAAGAATTTGATTTTTCTGAAGTTGCTCAACGTGTAGCTAATAAACTATTGAAAAAATATGATGGAAAACTTCCAGCTCGTGCCTTGCAAGATAAGATAATACAAAATCTGACCAACAAGGGGTTTTCCTATTCTGATGCTAAAAGTGCCTTTGACCAGTTGGATAGTCAAGTTGACCAAGAAACGACTCAGGAACTCATCTTCAGGGAACTTGATAAGCAATATTCTAAGTATGCCCGAAAATATGAAGGATACGAACTTAAACAGCGTTTAACCCAAGTTTTAGCACGAAAAGGCTACGATTTTTCGGATATAGCAAACGCTCTCAGAGAATATCTTTAATATTTTCATGTAAAATTCACAGATTTTAGGTAATTTTATGGTACAATAGTAGACGATAAACTTATAAATTGTAGAAAGTTGGTTAGTTATGAAGCTTCCAAAAGAAGGCGACTTTATTACAATTCAAAGTT